ACACCACCATTCACCCGTCTTGTGACTTGCTCTACGGTTGGGTTAGTATCACACAAAGCATTCATTCTATTATTCATCCACCAAAAACCAGCACTAGTTGCAGGATACTTCACAGAAACATAATCGACACCATCCATCACTTTAGGGTCTTTAATATAATCAGCGAATTTTTGATAATTATATCTTCCGGTTAACTGAATATACCCGGCTCCTTTATATTTTTTACCATCGCCAGGTTGGGAATTACCTAGATCATCTCTACCCTCATAATCCTCGCCGGATGCGAGTTCTTTCATCCATTTACCACCACCAGATTCATGTGAGATCTGAGAAATAAAATGGGCGAGTCTCGATTTAGTTGTAATATCAAATCGTTCAAGTGCTGAATTAAGTTCTATTACCTGTGCATCCGTTGGTGTCCTTTTCCACACCTGTTTTAGTTGTTCTTTAGTAAAATATTCTTTTTCTTGTGGTTCGGGTGAATTTCGATATCTTTTTTCAAATTCCCGCTTAACATCATCTGAAGTATTTTTTTCTAAGTAATCAAATGCGTCAATTTGCTGTGGTTCCCCCTTAAAGAATTTTGCAGCATTAGTGAATTTAATCGGTCCATTCTGTGGTGCTGTAACCGCTGGTTTTGTTATATCTGGTTTTGGTGTGTTAGGTTTTTGTGTAGATACAGGAGAAATTACAGAATTAGCTTCTTGGTAAACTGAAATATAAACAGTTCCCTTTTTACATAAAGGAAGAATCTTATCTCTTAGGTCCACGTTTCTCAACCGGACACAACCATGTGTTGAAAAAAGAGGTTGATTAGGTGCCCATGCGCCAGGCCAACCAGCGGCTGAACCACCACCATGAAGCATAATACCTGATCTACCATATTTACTCATTTGACCTTCTAGTTCATTCATATCAAAAGAATACCAGCCATATGACATTAGGGTTCTATCATAAGCTGGATTTGCACCAACTTTCTCATAATCTTTATATATTGTTCCGAGTTTATAAAGACCTGGGGGAGTATCTGTTTTTACATATCTAAATTCAAGGTCAGTTTCTTGTCCTCTAGCGAGAGCAGGAATTTCCCACAGTAGTTTGCCCGAAAAATCATACGCCTTTGCAGTTTCTGTAATGTCATTAACTACAACATGAGTATCTCCTTCTTTAAAGCCAAAATCTTTGGGTGATTTTTTTGGTCCTATCATATCCACAATAAATAATATTTCATTAGTATTTAGTATCCCGATGTGGACATTCAATGGTGAAATTTTTGATGAAGTAGGTAAAAAATACGAAGGATTTGTTTATCTAATTACAAATCAGGAAAATGGAATGAGATACGTTGGTAAAAAGCATTTCTGGGAAAGAAGAAAAAATCCAAAGACTGGAAGAAGACAAACCAAAGAAAGTGATTGGAGAAATTACTTTGGTAGTTGTGATGACCTTAAAGAAGATGTAAAAAAGTTAGGTAAAGAAAAGTTTAAAAGAGAAATATTATATCTATGCCCACACAAAAAAAGCATGTCCTATTATGAGACATACGAGCAATTTAATAGAAATGTTTTACTTGATGAAACTTATTACAACACTAATATAGAAGGCAAATTTTATAGCAGTGAAGTAGATAGGATATACAATCTAGTTACAGAAGCATCGAATCCACTAAAAAGAGGACCTCGTTGAGATATTCGTCAACAAAGTCCTTTTCTTTTTGTGATCTTTTTTCATCACTTAGCTTATGTTTTAAAAGATTAAGTTTTGCTTTTAAAGCATAAACGTCAGTTACATGTATCATCAGTCGTTAAGATATTCTAATGCGATGTCGGCAATAGTATCTTCAGTAAGATTTTCAAATATATCAAGAGCAGCCATCTCATCTAAAGCATATCCAGAAGAAATTATATCCTCAATAATATAATCAATTAAAATTTCATAATCTTCATTGTTTAATTTACTGGCAAATTTTGCAAGCTTTTCTTTATATCCAGTATTGGTTCTGGTGGAAGATAATTTTGAATTAGGGCCAGCAAATCTTACCCCACGAGCCCGAGATCCAGTTGCAGATCTTTGTAATTTAGCAGCGGCTTGTAGTTTGCGTTGTGAAATAGCTCTCTCTACGGCGGGTTTGCCGGAAGTTTTTGCTGGTAAAGCCAACGTAGGAGAAGGGGAACCCACTCTTTTATCACCAGTAGATCCTTTATTTGCAGTATCAAGTTTTCTTTGTACTGCTGCACGACGATTTTCTGTCTCTGGTCTAGCTGGAGGTAAAGCCTTCATTTTAGGGGCTTCTGGTTTTGTTGGAGTAGATTTTTCACCTTTACTCATTCTCTGTAAGGCGACTCCGACTTTACGAACGGCTTTTCCTACAGTTTGTCTCTTACTACCACCTGGATCTCTTACATACTCACCACCTGGGACTCTGACAGTTCTTTCGGCTCTGGATGCTGATGCAGCAGTTTCACCACTTTTCTGTATGGTCTTACCAACACCAGATACTACCTTTCCTGTTGCGCTGGCACCCTTGCGAAGAAGTCGGCCAAGTAGAGCCTTACCCTTTTGTGCGACAGCGCCAACTAGATTCCGGCCTTTACTAACTGCACCACCTAAAGCCTTGGAAGCCCGACCCATACCACCTTTGGCACCAGCCATAGCAGCCTTTACTTTACTAATTGCACCATCAACTCTGGCTCGTCTAACTTCTTTTCTTTGTGCAGTACTTCTATCTTTATTTCTTTTTGCTAGTTCATCTGCTTTTGCTTTATTTGCAAGAACGTCACCCCTACCATATGTGACAGTTGCTTCATTTAGAAGATCTTCTATAATTTGAGTATAAGATTCATTAATTACTTCACTGCTAGCAGAATATTCAAGTAGATCAAAAGATTCATCTAAAGTATTTCCATAATCACGGAATTCCCAAACTAAAGATTCGACCACTTCCTCAATATCCTCATCAAGCATATAATCAATAAAGCGGAGATTATCATCGATCTCTTCTACTTTTCTTAAATCATAAATTTCAGAATAGGCTTCAGTGAGACTGTAAATTGTCATATCGATTTTAAATAAGTTTTCTCCTATTATTTATGCTTTTTGAACATTAAAAGAGCTTTTCGGCTCTTAGAATTATAGTTTAAAATCACTGAATGCATCTGGTTGTACGTCTTGATTAAGACCACCAACAATGTAAGATTCCAGTGGCTCTTCTTGGGGTGGATTCTGAACATTTTTACTGTTCAGCCAATTTTCTGTCCATGGTAGAGGATTATTATTTGCAGGTACATCATAAAGAGGTTTGAGTCCAATTGATCTCATTCTTCTATTCGCAATCCACTCAACATAATTATAAAGAAGTTTATCGTTTAGGCCAATCATTGAGCCATCTTTAAATAGATATTGTGCCCAACGCTTTTCCTCATCAACGACTTTTTTAAACATTTCATAAACATAACCTTCCTCTTCTTGTGCAATCTTTTTCATGTCTGGATCATCTGATCCATTTTTCCACTTAGTTAGAATGTTCTGAGTTAAGAAAAGATGCAGTCTTTCATCGAGCGCGATTTTAGAAATGATTTTGGCTGATCCTTCCATCAAATGAAGTTCACCAAAGGCAAAAGAACAAGCGAAAGAAACATAAAAACGGATTCCTTCTAGGATATTCACATTAGAAATTGCTCTGTAAAGTTTTCTTTTTACTTCATATAGTTCAGTTTTACCCAATTCAACACCCTCGTTATTGAATTGCCAAAGATTAGAAGAAGAATAACTATTGGCCGATTGCAAATAATCATCATAAGATGCAGTAACACTCTTTGCCCTTTCTAAAATATTATCATCCGTAATAATTGTATCGAAAATATCAGATGGATTAGAATATATGTTTTTAATAATGAATGTGTAAGAATAACTATGAATCATTTCCATAAATTCCCAACAGATCATTGCTGATTCCAATTCAGGTAGGGAGCAATATGGAATAAAGGCCATACCAGGTCCTCGCCCCTGAACAGAATCAAGCATGATTTGATACTTTAAATTGGAAGTAAAAATATGTTTCTGCTCAGTGCGAAGTTTTTGATAATCCGCCCGGTCTTTGGGGAACATATATTGATAGGCTTCCGGCCGCCAAAATGCCCCCAACTGCTGTTGAGTTAATTTATAAAAAACCGGAAATCTATGAACATCGTATCTTTGTATGCCCAATGGTTGTCCAAAAAACATTGGTTGATTTATCGAGTCTACTTGATTTTTATTAAAAACAGTCATACCTTTTATATCAGAGTTTACATGCGTCACAATCTTCTTCCTCCATATCTAAAATATCATCTACTAAACCTTCAACAACCATATCATCCTCTTTACCATCATAGGTATTGAGATAATATGCCGTTTTATGTCCCTTGGCATAAGCTGAAAGGAAATCTTTAACAATAACACTCATTGGTACTTTATTATCGGGGTAGTGCTCTGGATTGTAACTCCAGTTTGCACTGATCGATTGATCAAAGAATTTTTGCATTACTGCAACAATATTAAAATAACCTTCATTGGATCTCATGTCCCAAAGCAATGTATAATTACTCTTCAGTTTTGTATATTGTGGGACGATGTTGCGAACCTTTCGCTTAATTGTTAGATATCCTCTAGGTGGCTCAATACCGTTTGTAGTATTAAGTAATTTAACTGAAGATTCACATGGCATTTGAGCAGAGAGCGTAGTATGCCTTAGACCGTATTTGACAATATCTTGTCGTAGAGAATCCCAATCGTGTTGTAGTGGTTCAGAACAAAATTCATCTATTTCTTTTTTATATGTGTCAATCGGAAGAATACCTTCAATATATTTGGTATTTACAAATCCCTCACACGCCCCTTTTTCTTTTGCAAGTTGAACCGATGCCTTTAACAGATAATATTGATGACTTTCGGATAATCGGTGGGTGAGGGCAACGGCTTCAGGATCTTCATAATTTACACTATGTCTGGCAAGGTATTGTGCAAGACCAGTAATACCAACACCTAGTGGTCTATTTTTTTTAGTTGGAATTTCGGCTGCTTTCACTGGATATTCTTGTAGATCGATTAATTCATCAAGCATCCTAACAATAAGTTCACAATACTCTTCCATTTCTTTTTCGCTTTTCAGTGATCCAACATTAATCGCAGCAAGAATACAGAGAGCAATCATACCAATAATGTCATCTACATGATCTAATGGCTCAGTCAAAAGACAAATTTCAACACAGAGATTGCTCATTCTCACAACTTGTCTATATGGACTATGTGTATTCACATGGTCAATATTCATTAAATAAATGCGACCAGTATCACTTCTTTCACCTAAAATATTGAGCGTCAATTCTTGAGCACTTATTGTTTCTTTAGGTATGGTTGGATCATTCTCATACTTCACATAAAGCTCATCAAATTCTGGGGTTCCAAATGCATCGTAAAGACCAGGAACATCATAAGGTGAGAATAGCGTAATATTCTCGTTTTTAATGAATCGCTCATAAAATATTTTTGATGTGCTCACAGCATAATCAAGAGATCTTGCCCGATTTTCATCATTACCTTTTTCATTTTTTAATACAATTAGCTCACGAATTTCATGATGCCAAATGGGGAAGAAGATAGTTGCAGAACCTTTACGTATGCCACCTTGTGAACAGGAATTCAAATCGGCCTCAAATGCCTTGATAAATGGTACCAATCCTGTATGAATAGCATCACCATTACGAATTGGTTTTCCTAGTCCACGGATTCTGCCCACATTAAGACCAATTCCGGCTTTGTTTGCAACATAACGAAGTAACGCTGATTTTGTTGCAATAATCGAATCCAGGGAGTCGCCACAATCTAAAAGAGTACAACTAGAATATTGTCTTTTTTTTGTTCTAACTCCAGCAAGAACTGGTGTTGGAATATTAATCTTGTGGCGACTAGATGCGTCATATAATCTCTTCACAAAAGACATTCTAGTTTCTTTAGGATATCTTGAAAATGCAGTCAATGCAATCATAATATACATAAACTGGGGAGTCTCGTATAAAGTCTTTGTGGTCCGATCTTGAACAAGATATTTGTCTACAGCTTCACGCATAGCTGCATATGTGAATAGTTTATCCCGATCATGATCAACAAAAGAATTAGCAAGCTCTAAATCTTCTTCAGTATAATTATCATAAATTGCTGAGTCGTATACGCCCATATCGACACATTTTCGAACATGTTCCCTCAGATGTGGTGTATCGATTCTTCCACCGTAAATTTTCTTCCTAATAGAAAATAACAGAAGTCTGGCCGCAACATACTGATAATTTGGATTATCAAGAGAAATCAGATCAGATGCAGATTTAATTAAAATCTCCTGTATTTCATTAGTAGAAATTCCATCATATATTTGGATCCCTGATGCCATTTCAACTTGCGACACAGACACGCCTGAGAGGCCCTCACAGGCACAGAAAACCATCTCATGTAGCTTTGATAGCTGTAGAGGTTCTATTCCGCCATTGCGTTTTTTGACTTTAATTTCTTCGTTCATTTTTTCTTCCAAAAGTTAAATTTTAGGTTTGCTTCTAAACCCTTATACGTGTTTTTAATCAAGATATCATTTACTGAATGATCGGCTAAAATCATGTCATTAATATCTTTTTCTTTGATTATTTCGGGCCATATGACAATCGGGAATCCACTCTCTATGACTTTAATCATTCTGGTGTGTATTTCCTTGTTTCGGGGTTCGTTGTCATACACATAAACCGGGTATTGAATATTTAGATCTTTTAAATTTATATCTGCCCCACACATTGCTACTGAGTTTAACAATAAAGATGCGTCAAAAGGTCCCTCTAATACATAAACAATATTGTTTTTATTTACGTTATCGTAGTTATAAATTTTAGGAGCATTCGGATCAAGCATGATAGTAATGTACTTGATTGCCGAAGGTTCAAGTGATCTCCCCTGAATTCCTATCAATTTTTTATGATAAAAAAGAGGAATTACAATTCTGGGTTCTTCCCTTAAGTTTGGTTCATATGCAATTTCATTGACCCATTTAGAAAAATTATCAGCGTAATAAAAAAGATTGGGATTTAATTTTCTTCTAATCAAATACTCATTAGCTTTTTCATTCTCAGATGCTTTAGGTAAATAAACTTTTTCCCTAAAGGTTGGTTTTTTGAAATCAAATTTCGGCGCTGGGGTAACAAAATTCTTACCAGTAAATCCTGATTTATATTTTTCAATACAAAAATCTCGATGTAAATTAGGGTCCAGATCCTTTAGAAAATTACTAAAGGACAGACTCATGCCACAATTATGGCACTTATAATTTGTGTTATTATTCTTAGAATATAAGTATCCCCTTGCCCTAATTTTTGATTTGGTGGAATCACCACAATAAGTACATCTAAAATTATAAAGCCCCGACTTTACTTTTTTAAATTTATCTAATTTAGATGATATTCTTTGAATAAATGTCTCATCAATAAAATCCACTACTCAAAATAACGGCTTAAGTCAGACCACTATACCGGATCCAGTCGGTCTTGTCAAGTGCCATGTGGTGAGCCAACCAAGAAAATAAATAGTTATATTAAATTTTGTATCACTAAATGGATAACAAATCTTCCACCATTGAAGTACCCATCACATATAACAAAAAAGATGCCCCAGACATTAATTTACACATAAGTACAGATGTTATTGTAATAAGTTCTATTATAATTTGGGGAATCTATACTAAAGTTATATGGCCTATGATTAGAGATAGATTAAATAATATATTCACTCCCGTGGATGAGGCTAGGAAGTTATCAAACATTCTGGCTCAAATTGGAATTATCACTAAAGCATCTAGAGTGATTTTAGCAGCTTTTCATAATGGATCACTAGATTCAGCGGGATATCACTTACAAAAACTATCTACAATTAATACATATACTGCTCCTGGTAGCAGTGGAATGGCTTATCCTATCAAAGATTTACCAATAGGTAAAATATCATACGATCTTGAACAGATGTTCAGTAATCCTGGAGATTGGACTTGCGTAACCTACAAAGAAGACCTACCTCAATCATGTAAAGATCATTTACTAAAAAATGATATAAAGAAAATGTGGAACCGTCTTGTTGTAGTGGGTAATCTACCTATTGCTATATTGTCAATTCAATACACAAATATAAACCAAGCAAATTGCACCGACGAATTATTCCGTATTGATGAACTGATTGAAAAAGAGCACATATATCTTATGGAAGATCTATATACACAAATATCCAGTATTATGAGAAGAAGGGTTATTTATCCATCTCCAGTACATAGAATTTTCGGTAAGATTATTGGTACAGTCAATATCAAATAATAATCTAAACCAATCCCAAAGACTTTAATAAAGTTTGGTACTTTTTAATAAAAGAGTTTCTGTTATCTAATTTACCATTTCTTTTTATAGGTAAACCAAACATTGGTTGTGAAACTCCTGCAGTTGGACCTTCGCTTGGTGATTTTTCACCGAATCCACCTGATTGTCCAGGTTGATTCGCTACGGTCATTTCTTCTCTTACTAATTTTATAATTTCATCAATCTTTTCCATTAACGATCTCCTGTAATTTTTCCATACAAAATGAATCAAATTCAATCTCATGAATATAGCATTTTGGATATTCGGGAAGTCTATTTAAAAAAACAATGAAAGTTTTCATTGAACTCCACAAATTATTCGGAACCTTGAAGAATAACATTGGGGTCGTTGCATCACCAAAAATATTATATAAAATAATAAAGTGTTTCAGGAGAAGATGTATTTTCAATTCTCCCGAAACCTTATATTTTTTTAAATGCCTTTTGATATATTTAAAATGATTTAGATCTTTATAAAAATCTTCTTCAGTTAATCCCTGGGGATTATTGTAATTCTTTATTGCAAATAAAAGAAAATTTTCTTCACTCAGTTCATCAAAAAACATTTTTAAACTCAAGAAACGGTCATAATTGCAGGATCTGATGTCACACTAGTAGCACCGGCTGCACTAACCACCACCCTATATCTATGGTTATTCAATAAAGAGCTAGTATTTGTTACAGCCAATCCAGCAGTAGTAGTTCCTGAATATGTAGCATTATTAGTCAGAGCAGTATATGCAACTCCAGTGCTAGAATATTGCCACTGATAAGTTGGTGGTATAGTTGATGGAATTATTTCAACAACTACATTAAATCTTGCGGTTCCAGTAGTTCCAACACCAATAGATTGTGGTTGTATCAAGATGACGACAGCAGCATCAGGTAGAACGAGATCATCAGATGAATCACTCTCAATGCTAGACATTGCGACTAGAGTTTCTGTCTTTACTCGCATCACGCCGTCACACATATATGTGGTAATTCCGACCCAACCAGCATGTGTTAATGAATATGTTGTTTCTACACTTGCTTGTGTTTCTGTTACGTCTGCACCATAAACAAGAGCATCATATCCAGTATTAACACCAGCTAATTTAGTGTAATGCGAATCTAAAATAGAAGATTTAGGTAACTGACTTACAGTAAAACTAGTACTAGCAATCGCAGTACCCCTTAAACCAGTTGTGCTTGCAATTGAAAGTGTTGTGGTGCTTGCAATACCAACAATCACAGCATCACCAAAATAAGTCCCGGCCCGTAGACCAAACCGAATCACATCACCAGTTCCAGCTGCACCTACTTGTCCAAAACTTGTGCCAGCCCCAGTAACAACTAGCGTAGCGTAGTTAAGTGACACTGTGCCATTAGCACCGATATTATCCTTTGCCCCCCATAAAGCCATAGCTATTTTTCCTATTTCTAATGTATAAAGTTATTTAGTCTTGTATTGAATTAACGAGTTTTTAGAATAAATTAATTATCTTTCTTAAACAGATTTTTTTTGAAAGATTTCGTATTCTTCGTATAGCTCATCCCAAGTCCAATCTGAAAGATCGTAACCTTCATCAAGAAGTTCATCTACCCATTCCTTGAAATGCTCAGAGCCTTTCTTAAAGAAAGAGGAGGCTGCAGCCCCAAGTCCTTTTCGGATAGCCTGTCCAGCAGTTCCACCCTTCTTTTGTGTTGCCATTGCTGCCTTATGTCCCGCCCAACCAGAAAGAGCGGCTCTAGCAGCAGTATCCAATGCACCTCTAAGAATTGGTTTTACGGTTTCGGGTGATGTCATTTTTTTAGCGGTTGATTTAGCCGCTTTAATGATTCTTTCCTGTCCAGGCGGTAAAGGCTTTTTGGCTGGTCGGCTATAATCAATACTTAACTGCCCTTGTGATGTTTTAGAATTAGTTTTTGTTTTTTCACTCTTATTAACTGATGGTGTATGTGAAATTACGGATGAAGCACCAGGGCGATTTGTAGTTTGTGGATTTTTTCTTGCTTTTAGATCCTTGGTCAATAATTCACCCTGTCGAGCTTCTTCTTGTATTTTTTGATAACCAATATCAAGAATCCATTCGGAAAATTCTTCCACACCTAATTCATCAACAAGATCGACAACATCTTGTTCTGATAATCCTTCTAAGCAAAGATAATTAGCGGCTACATCAATGGCTTCTTCAATGAATTCTTCATTCATTTCCTCTGATTCAACTAGTTTATATTTTTCAGAAATCTCAGCCTTAGTTTCAGGGTTAATTTTAATTACCGGATTTTTACCCGAATAATTATTTACTTTTTTTTCCTTTACTTGTTTAGCATTTTCCTCATCAGTGCCAAGAATCTCCCAGAGAACTTTCTCTCCGATATCATTTCTCCACTGATAATGTGAAGCCTCACTTATTGGTGGTTTTACGTGTAAAGCAAAATCCTCAGTATTTGGTATTTCAATATTCTCCAATCTCTTCATTTCAGCAACAATTTTTTTACCAATTTTGTCTGATATAACTTTTCTTCTATTTTTTAGGTACTTATCTGATTTGTCTACATCACCATCATTATCAACATCAGAATCCTCTTTTCCAACCGGATCTAATTTTGAATTTTTATATTCTTCGATTTGTTCGGTTTGTTCATTGATTCTTTGTTGAGTTAGATCATTTGAACCGATAGTTTCTAGGTACAATTGCTTCATTGCATCAAGAGCATTTACAATACGTTCTGACATAATTTTATATTGGAATCTTTTTATTATTTAGCTTTTTCTTTCTCTTATTTATAAAGTTTGATATGACATCAGTTTTAGTCAACTTCATCACATAGTCTCTTAATGCATCAGTACCAACTTCTCGTTGATTAGCTGGAACACCAGAAACTTCCGTCCACTCTCTGATATCAAGAATCCAAGACTTAAACATTATGTTATATTTTTCATTTACACATATTACATAATTTGGACCTCTTCGAATAATCTTACCAGTCAATCCAGTATTAAGATTTTCTACAACGTCACCAGTCTTAAATATTTTCTCTTGATAATATGCTTCCTTCAAAGGATTAAAACTAAGTTTAGGTGCAAATTTCCATGATTCATTTTGCAATTCGCCTTCAAGTGCTCGCTGAACAGCAAAGAATAGACTTTTTTGTTGTTTATCATCCAAATTTTTAGGTAGTCCTTTTTGAAAATCAAAGAAATTATCTTCGACCGCATTTTTCCTTAACTTTGATGCAGAAGTTGGATTTGGACTATTTTCCAAGTCTGGATCTTCACTATCCAAAGGAATCACATTAATAGAAGATAAGTTATAAATTTCTCCATTATATTGATTAGATAATCTATCAATTTCTGCTTTTCTTTTTATACCGGTTACGATATTTACAGAATTATATCCACTCTCCTCTGCCGACACTAATACATCAAAAATACTTTTCATATCATCATCATTAATAATATTATCGGCAAATTTGGGAAATGCCTTTCTCATATAAAATATTTTTGTAGGTGGATCTAGAGGATTTAATGGATCACCATACATTCTAGATGGATATATTTTTAAATCTTTACCCTGTGCAATCTCGTTTGCTTTCTTGATTAATCTTTCGTGACCTATAGTTGGTGGATTAAACCTACCAAAAACAACAGTAAGTGTATTTTGGGGATCAATCTCTGGTGCCCCAGGTTCTTCTTTGGGTGGATTTACCTGTCTTTCAGCCGAAACTCTTTTTTGTAGTGGCGGATCCTGTCTTTTTGCTGGTTTTGGTGGAGACTTAGGTGTTTCAACTTTTTGTGGTTTTGGTGATTTTTTTCTTAAAAATACTAAATCACCCTTTACAGTTTTTGCAACTGGTCTACCTGATCTATCGACCCACATACCATGATTATCACTCACTAAATTAAACTGAGCTGCTTTTTCAGCTGCTCTAGATCCCCGTGCTTCAACTATAAATTCTAAATATTTTTTCATTTTGTTGCTATTTATTCACCCAATTGTCGTGGAAATCTCACACCAGTTCTCGATTGTCCTCGATTTGGAGTAGAAGCAGTTGCCCTGCCACCAACTTGCATATCGGAATATTTACCAGTTCTAACAACGCCAGTAGATTGACTAGAACCACCGGCTCTTCCCACTTCCGCAGTAGTACCAGTCAATCTAGATGCCTCCCTGGACGCAGCAGATGCAACTCTTGGGTTATTTAGTGTAGATCCGGTCATGGAAATACCTCGCGCTTTTGCTTTGGCTTCTGCTGTTTTAGTAACACCAATATCCGTGGTTTGTGCTCTACCACTTGAAGCTCTCGGTTTAGTTTCTTTTCCTTGAATTTTTTTTAATGCAGTTTGACCCTGTGTTTCTATTCTTCTTTCTCTACCTAATTTTGCTAAAGCAATACGAATTTCTTGCTGCCTAGCGGAAGAAGTTCTTGGGTTTTGTAGTTCTGTATTTAATGTTCTTACCTGCTTAGCCTTATCGGAATATCCATCACTTTCTTCCACTAAATGATTATAAAAATCATCACTGACACTTTCTATGATTTTATATGCTTCTTTTTCAGAATAGCAATACTGTTCCCCTATCAAGAATTCTACTAATTCGTACATTTTAATATAACTATTTTAATTATTTAGTTATTAAAAAAGCGCCATTAGGCGCTCACTTAGTATTTTATGTTTTATCAGATATCACCAGCTTTTCGGTTTTCTGACCGACTTATTGTAAAATGACCCTCAGGATAACGGGCTGTGAGTTTATCATAGTTTATTTGCATAATATCTTCAAAATCAACACCCATAGCAATACATAACTGAGCCAAATACCAAAAGGTATCCGAACATTCTTTTATTAAATGTGTCTTGGCATCCTCATTAAAAGATTTTCCCTGAAATAAACACTTTTTAACAATCTCAACGGCTTCCCCAATTTCAGCCGAAGCACCTAATGCAAAAGTGAGTAGGTGCGTTAATTTGACGCCTTCACTCTCAAGTTCACGGATCCTACCAATAAGTTCTTCAGGGTCCGAAGAACATGGGCTGGTTGTTTGTCTTACGAATTCAATATATTCAGTTGAATTAATATTAGTCATAATTTAATCAAAGTTAAAGGATTTGAATTTAGTTTTTAAGTCTGTATTTTTATTTGAGTTTATTTTAGTCTCGATTAATTCGTCTTGGGCTGACTGGTCAACATCATAGACTCGCATCTTAGATTTGTCAACCCCCACCACAAACTTCCTATATCGATCAAGTGGAGCATATCTGTTCTTCAATTGCTTAATCATAATTTGACCCATTTGTTCTAATTCTTCTGTAGATATTAGAGCCAATAGTATGTCAACAGTAAATGCAATACCAAAAGAATCTGATGTGTCTGTCATATCAACTTCAGTGCTTGATGCACCACTACGATTGAATTGTGTGGCGGAAAGTATAGGAATATTATATTCAACACCAATCGCTCTCAATTCTTCGGCTACAGCCTTAACATAAACATAAGTGTTAGTGTTATTTGTTTTATACCTGGAGGATGCACATAGATTCAGATAATCAACTACAACTACATCAGGTTTAAAATTCTTTTTGATTTCAAGTTCTTTGAGTAAAGCCTTGAAATGATTACAATTCACTGCACCAGGTGGATATTCCTTGATGATTAGTTTACCTCTTGTTTTTTCTCTAATCTTATCCGTTTTGTTTAGAAACTGCGCCTTTGTTATTTTTGAAAGCTCTTGTACTGGGTAGTCCAAAAGATTTGCATCAATTCTTTCTGCAATTCTTTCTTCCGACATTTCAAGAGTTATGTATAGAACATTTTTATTCTCTATCAAAATAGAAGAAGTTACATGACATAAAAATAAACTTTTACCGACACCAGGAGCGGCCACAAACAGATTCAGTGTCTTGGGTGACATTCCACCATCAGTGATTTTATTAAAGTAAGTTATATCAAAAGGAATTTTTTGTTCTTTTTTATGATATAAGTCAAAACGAAGTTCTGCATCTTCAATATAATCATGTCCAATATGATTATCAAAAGAAACAGCAAGAGCCTTTTCAAGAATTGAAGGAATAGAATCTCTTGTTCTATTGGGATCACCTCCATCTGCAATTTGAATCGATTCCATAAGAGCCAAATAAATGGCTCTATCTTTACACCACTTTTCACTTGTATCACATAGCCAATTAAACTCAACTGGCTCATAAACAAAATCCGAAATTAATGAAGTACAATCTGCGTATGATTGTTCATTTAGATCAGTCCGATTTTCAACTTCAATTTCAATTGCTTCTTTCGTGGGTAGTTCATTATATGTAGAGAAAAACTGATATATTTCCTCAAATATGACTTTTTGGGAATAGTCTTGAAAGTAATCAGATTGTATGTATGGTAGAATTTTTCTTACATATTCTTCATTGTAAATTAAGTTTTTTAAAATTAGAAGCTCAACTTTTTCCATTATTTGTAGTGAAGATAAACACTCATAATATATTTTGCATTGCTGATCGGAGCATCACCCCGATGGGGGAATAACCACAGAGGGGGGAATACCAATAAGGATCCTTTTTTGGGCTTAATTCGCATGTCAGTAAACACTGTTTCACCCCCCTCATCAACATCATTTAAATACCACATGAAAGACAAAAATCGTCTTGCGGTATCATAGTCTAACACATCAACATGTGTATCAAACAAATCTTCGCCACCTGGATTATATTTTTTAATTCTGAATTGTTCAAAATTATTAATGGCAGGAAAGCATTTGTCATGTACAAATTCATAATACTTTTTCTTATATTCAAAGACTTTTGCAATCAAAATATTATGAATTGTATTAACTTGTTCACTGATTTGACAATTTTCAGTCAAATTGAATTGAGTAAAATTTGGTCTTTTATCATTTCTTATGACTTCATGTTTTTCAGTATTTGTGTCAAAAACATTAATTAAAAAATCACAAATGCCAGGTTCTAAAGCATTTTCATATACATGAATAAAATCATTAAGTTCAATGGACATTATTCTTCTTCAGTGATTTTATTCTCTTCTGTATCTATTACTTCATTCATATTAGAACCATATTTAAATTTTTTCTGTGCATATTGATCCAATTTTTCAAGAAGTTCTCCTACAAAATATTTTTCTGGATTTTTATAAATATCTTTCTTATTCAACTTTTTTCCATCTATTTCATATCGATTTCCAATTCTAGGAATAATACCAGATTCTTCACCTAGCTCAACTAAACCATAGTATTTGTCCAATCCTCTCGCATCATAATACAATCTTACTTGAACTTCTTGATTTTCTTTACTTAATCTAGACTTGAATGTTTTTGCTGTGATAATGTTGCCAACAACCTCTTTACCTTCTTCTTCTTTAGACTTAGATAATTCAATAATAGTTGAAGCCGAGTAGAGCATTCCTGAGCCACCGCTTTGTACTTGTTTTGGGCCATATCCAGTAACATTAGCGTATATGTGATTGGTTACAATCATAGGAATATTTGCTTGACCTAATTTTAAAGTAAGCATTCTAAATGCGGCCTTAATAAGACCAGCCTTGGTCATATCCTTTTTATCATTTTCTTCGAGTGTATCCTTGATTTCTTTATTTGTTGAAAGCATTCCAAGTGAATCAAGAATAAACATACATGGTTTTTGATTCTCTTTTGGTGTTTTCATGTATAAATCAACAGCCTTAAGTGCTTTTGTTCTAAATTCTTCAATAGTAACCACATTGAGAACTATTACCCTAGAAAGATCAATTCCTTTAGTGGTAAGCATTTTTTTAGTTACTGCAGCCTCTGTATCAAAATACAAACAATATCCATTTGGATTATCATCCAAAAAATTCTTTACGACTGAAAGAGAAAAGAAAGTTTTTCCTGAACCCTGTAGCCCAGAAAAAGTGGTAATCTTATTAGAAGAAACCCCACCAAAAAGAGTTCCACTTATAAGTGCATTCAATACAAGAGATCCAGTATCAACATAACATTCATCTTCTTCTATTTCCTGAGCTAATCGAGTATATTCTCCCCCAACTACTTTGATTACATCGTTTAAAAAATCCATTTAATTCCTCTGTTTAATTTTTATAGTTTTAGATGAAAAAATCTTCCAAGGTTGCTGTTTTTTCAACTTCCCAATTAATAATGTCCAATATGGATTTTAATGGCTGAACAAAAGTTTTTTCAAACTGTAAATCGTAATCTACATATTTTAATAAATTTAATTCAACCGGAAACTTTTGAATGTAGCTAATTACATTCTCCATGATTGGATTTGGTAATTTTAGATAGCAATATTTTATTTTATCGCCATTATTAATTAAGGTATATTTGTCTTGTAGATTATTTCTTTTTATATGGTGATTATATAATATAGATCCTCTAACAGCCAATGGGGCTCCTTTAGAGTACAGTGTAGAGCCATTCTTGTATTTTGTCAAGTTGTTCACTGATCTAGGAGAAGAAATTTGTTCAGGAGTCAAAGATTTAAATTCTTCTCTGGTTCTTGCAATAAAATCAATCATTTCATCTTGACCAGAATTCATAAGAACATTAAAAGCCTCTTTGAATTTTTGCCTACAGTATGCAGGAGTAGATGATTTTACGGCCTCTAGCCCAGTAATTGAAATCTTTGGCTCTGAATATCGAACTCCTTCATTATCCCAAACATTAATGATGTAGTGCTTTTTACCTGTGATTAAAAATTGATCAGCGATTTTTTCTCGCTTCATGTGTAATTTATTCACATAAAAATTGAGATAATCAGACAATTCTGAATATGAATTATCGATATAATCTTTTATTGTAGTTGAAAATATATTGTCCAGTAAATTTACTATTTGTTCTTTGTCTGGATCTTTATTTTCAAAAATTTTATCAACTAATGTTTGTACATTAAGAAAGCAGGAATCAGTATCTTCACATATTACATAATCAACATTCTCCGTCTTTAGTAATTTATTAAAATAATTATTTAATTTATTCTCAATCCAACGAATTGCCAATTGGCCAGATAAGGTGACTGCTTCCGCATTCCTTAATTCATAGAATCTAAAGTATTGGTTTCCACTTGCACCATACCCACTATTTAGGCATACCTTGAGGCTCAACTGCTTTACTTGATAATTTGCAATATCAAAAAGCAGGTCTTTGTTTTTAGTTTTCTCATATTCTTTTTCAGTCTCGATCATCTTATCCTTATAAAACTGTCGTTTCATGAACATCTCAGACAAGATAGAAGGAAAGAACCCAAGCTGATCTCGCCTAAACATCGCTCCATTTGGGCAAATGCAATAGTCAGGATATATTGAAGTATCTACTTTTTTTTGAAGCAATTTATCTACTGAAATATCAGGAAAAACATCAGGCACTAAGGTTTCTGGACTGATATTTGAACTAATCATGATGTGTGGGTATAGACTCGACAAGTCCATAGAAACAGTCCAACCATATTTGCCTGGAATAGGTTCTTTAACATACGCCCCGGCAAATTTATCAGTTTTATTCTTTCTTGTTTTTAATGGAATAACAATATTCTTTTTTTTCAAATAGTTGTAAATAATATTATCCCACATCCTAACCTGATAAAAAACATCATCATAGTTAGACTTTGATTGATATGCAAGATCAATTGACATGTTGATCAATTGAAGTTTTTGCTCCAATCTGTCAACAAGAGAACAGTCTTGTATATTATATCGAACAAAATTATCCCAATCTTTTGTGTATCTATCCTTAAAGGTTTCATACTCCTGTTCCAGTTTTCTATCACCTAGTTCATTATAGGCAATAGTGTCTAACATATGATTTTCAGGTTTTTTAAATGAATATTTCTTGTATAGATCAAGTAGATCCAAGGACGCAATACCCACAAGCTCATAGGTAGTTTGCTCTCTATTATTAATTTCTACAACTTTTTGTTTTATATATTTCCAGATAGAAAGTCTTTTTGCCTCTTTTTCACCTAGAACCTTTGTGATTCTATTGACCAGATAAGGACAATCGAAGAAAGTGATATTCCACCCAGTCAATGCATCGGGGTAATTTTGCTCCCAAAAAGTTAAAAACTTTTCTAATAGTTCAACTTCATTGGAGCACTCACAGTAAACGTTATTTTCTACGGTAAGTCCAAAAGGTCTAGAGCCCCATGTATATGTTTTCTTATCTGTGTAATTCTGAATTGTAATTAAAAGAATTTCTTCCAAACAAGCATCAACGTTTATACCGCCATGTTCAGCAGTAGTTTCAATATCAAGAGTGTACAGCTTAATTTTGCTAATATCAAAAGATTCAATTTCCTCGGGGTATTTGTCTGAAATATATTGATACATTGCAGTTTCGTGACCATATATCGATACGCCATCTACATCCTTGTATTGCTCTAGCCAATTTCTACATTCTTTAATTGTTCCGGGTTTTATGGGTGTGACTGATTTATTATCTAAAGTGACCCAATCGGATTTTTTATTAGTGGTAATATAAAAAGTTGGCTTGTATTCAACTCTTTCTGCAAACGGAACACCTAGATCATCATACCCTCTTTCATATATAAAATTTCCAATTTGTTTGACACTAGTATAAAACATTTTATTTAATAAGTTCTTTATATTTTTCAAGTAGTGGTGGATTGGGTACAGCAATAGTTACAAACTTATCAGAATGTATCATAAATGTATTTTGATTAGAGTATTGGATTAACCATGGCTCAAGGTAATCACCCTTGATCAAAAATGGTTCTATCATTCTACAATTTGGTTCCCCTATTTCATCCGGTACAATTTCTTCTATTTGTGTAATCAGTAGATCTTTATTGGGGAATAATATAACTTTAATTTCCATGAAAAAAGGAGCCTATGGACTCCTTCAGTCTATCACATTTTTGTAGGGCTGTCAAGCCCCATATGATTTAAAAAAATATTTTTCTTTTTTGTTGTTCGGGTATAACCTTTTCTAAGATTATAGTCAATAAACCAGCTTCAAATGAAACTTCTTTAACCATAACATGATCATAGAGTGTCCAAACTCGTCTAAAATTCCGAGTAGATAATGATCGATGAATGTATTCAATTTCTTTTTCATTTGATTTCGTTGACTCTACTACCAATTGGTTATTCTCAGTAAATACTGTCAATTCGTTAGGTTTAAATCCAGATGCAGCCAACTCAAGTCTATATTGAGTATCCGTTTCTTTAATTAAGTTATATGGAGGATAATTGTCATGTATATGTTCTGTTGCATATAAGGTATCGAAAAAATTATCTAATCCAATTGAAGTTCTATCAATATCATTAAATAATTTAACTAAAGTTGGTGCAGTAAATTTTGCTAATTTGTTCATTATAATCTCCTTAATAAGCGAGTTTGTAGTAAGAAGTCCTTAAAAAGCAACTTCTTACTCATATTTATCATGAATATTAAAATTTTACAAGTGTAGAAAACCGAACAAAAGTACGGGAATCCCTAATCAACTTTAGTGCGGTCGGCTTTTTTATTACCTAGAGAATATTTCTCAACTAGATTCCATTCGGATTTTTCTTTATATGAAATTATTTTAATTTGATTCAACGGTGCTCTATCTTCGATCTGATCTGGATTTTTAACACGCAATAGGCCCCATTGCTCCAGTAGATGTGCAATCGTATGCAATCTCTCTAGATCATTTTGGCTAATAGTAGCAGATCTAGAATCCAAACAGAAACCAAACTTATAATGAATCAAATAATATTTTCCAGTTTTGTATAAAATATGTGCAGTTTGATATAGTTCTTTTTTATATCTAGATGCAACACCGATTCGTGTGAGTGTTTCTTTAGCCAACAAGAAAGCATCTGGAGTATCCAACTCTATCTCAACCATCAAATCGGGCACCCACTTCACATACTGACCATCCATTTCATATGTATTCATAAAATCCTCAAATAATTAATTATGTACTATTTATATTCCTCCGATACTTAACTTTTTTTTGATATAGTCGATTTCTTCTGTAGTTAATAATTTTAGGGCATCTAAAGCTTTTTCAGTATTATAACCATAATACTGTTTGATTACATCCAGATCTTCAAGTTTACTTTTTTTCAGATATGGTGTATATCTTTTTTTGGATGGAATGGCATATAATAAAAATTTATATTGCATATCCTTATCCATAGTATAACGCTCATTCAACTCATTCGCAAAAAGAGCGGTATCTATATTTCCAGATAACATCCGATTGACAATAAAAGCCGGGTATTGATTTGCATTGTCCAAATCCTTTAATAGATCTTGTTTACTTGAGTAAATTGATTTTAACCAGTCTTTTAAATCCATTCACATTCAATCATAATTTTGATAAAACAAGCAATTAAATTAACCTCATTATCCACAACATTTTTACCCATGTGATCATGTATAATTAAAATAGCTTGTGGTATAGAATGTTTAGTCATCACATTTTCAATTCCATCATAGAATTTCCTGAGAATCATGTTTGGATCATTATCCAGATTATCAACAACCCATTTTCTAACTTCAGTAAAATTCTTATTTTTTAGGTATCCATACAGTGTAGATATTTTAATATCCGTAGCCTGGGCTAAAATAGATGAATCAAGTAGACCAGCATTGGAATACTTATCTAAGACATTTAATGTTCTTCTAAAATCTGGGAAATATTTAATAAGTAGTTTTGATATGATATTCTCATTTTCGCACTTTATATTCTCCTGTTCTAGGATATACACAATTTTATCAAAAAATTGCTTGGCTAATTCAGGTTTTTCTTTATTCGGTATCATAAAATCGATCACTGGACATCTAGAATGTAATGCCGGATCGATTCTGTTCTTATAGTTACAAGTAAAGATAAAGGAACAGTTATGTTGTAATTCTTCAATAGCGGCTCTCAGTGCTAATTGCGAGTCATTGGTGAGATTATCTCCCTCATCAATCAGAAGAATTTTTTTACCAGTATTTGAAAGAGATACTGTAGAAGCATAGTTTTTTACCTTGGTTCTGATTACATCAATCGACCTTTCATCGGATCCATTGATGATCATAAAATCCCGATCTAGGCTATGTGCTAGTGCCTTACATAGATTAGTTTTACCTATTCCAGGTGGCCCAGCCAAAATCATATTCGGGACATTACCAGACTTTTCAATCTCCAAAAAAAGCTTTTTAATTGATTTTGGTAGAATACACTCTTCTACACTTTTGGATGCATATTTTTCTACAAATAGAAAATTCTTACTCATGATGTTGATTGAAATGTTGAGTCTGGTTCCATTGCGACCCAATAAGTGAGGGCCATTTTTTTGTGGGTAAATTTTGAGATATTCTTCCTGGAAATTACAACTTCATAACTACCAGGGAATAGCTGTAGATTCTCAATTTTAAAATTCATACAGAATTTCTCAGTGGTTTCTCCAACTAGAATTGAATACTCATTAGAAGTATCGTTTTTCTTGTCCTGAACGAGCAATTTAATATCTTTACCGTCACCAACAACAGATAGATCATCTAGTTGATAGATCTGTTTTGCTTTGATAATTTTATCTAGATGTGCTTGATCTAGAACAAAAGTAATATCTTGTGTCGGCAAAGAAAGCTTTTTATCTGGTGGGGAAACAATTACTGACGGATCAGCATAAAAATATTTTATTGTCTTTTTACCCTCCTTAAGTAACATATAAGACTCATTTGTAAAATCCAAATCTGGATCCTCCAAGAGATTGAAGCTACTTAAAAATTGATTTAAATCATATAAAGCAAACTCAGATTCAAACTTTTCCTTTATTTGAACTTCGGCTAGAACATTTTTTGATACTTTAATTGTCCTAAGATTATTTCCGATTTTTACACGAATAGACTTGTTAATGGCCGAAAAATTCTTAAGAATGGAAAGTGTTTCAGATGATAATTTCATATTAATCAGCGAGAGAATTCATTGAGTCCGTTATTACTACGGGAATAATGGCCATCAAAATGTAGAAGTAGCATTGCATAGTGAATGACTTTCATCAAATCACGTTTGTTTCTTCCATCTTTTTCACCATATCTTGATCCATACTTAATAATATTTGCTTGACAAAAACCAGAGGCCAATTTCTTGGCTGCCATCAAATCAATAGTTTGTATATCCGCATACTCTCCGTCTTCACCACAATAATGGCCACCATAAGTACTTGTTACATATTCTTCAATATCATTCAGAATGTTATCTTCATTGTATTTCCAAAGATGATTAGGTTTCATATTAATATCACATAAAAAATCGGCTCTCCTTGCAGGGAGAACCAATATTGTAGCATGTCTTTAAAATCCTGTCAAGTGTAAAATCACCTACCTGATGCTCTACGTTTACGGGCACGATAGTCGGTAGGAACTTCTCTATATCCAGAATTGGAATCACTTGTAGTAAAGTCTACCTTATGATCTCCGTGTTTTACGCCCGCATTTTTTATCGCATTCAATCTTTTGATAGATCTAGAATTAATTGCTTGTCTTTCACGATCTCTCAGATCATTTTTATGTTCTTTTTCTCCCTGTGCTCTGAGTTTTATACCCAGAACTTCTCTTCTTACATTAGTTTCAATTTTGTCATTTTGTTTTGGTTTTTTATATACAGATTTACCATCAGAACGAGATACTGAGCGGATATCATTTCCAGTGATCATATTCCCAATAGATCTT